TAATGCTACAAACGGCATAGAGCCACCTAGAGATTATTTAAGTGTTAAGAAATCTAAAAAAGGTCCACTTAAACAAGTTGTACCAGATTATAAAAGATTAAAAAATCATTACACTTTATTATGGGATATGAAATCTATGGAAGGTTATATAAATATAGTGTCTGTAATGCAAAAGTATTTTGACCAAGCCATATCAGGCAATTGGTCATATAATCCTGAACACTTTGAAGATGGTCAAGTGCCTATTTCAGTTATGGCACAAGACTTATTAACAACTTATAAATTAGGTTGGAAGACCTCATATTATCAAAATACATATGACGCAAAGAAAGACATTGATGAGCCATCACATCCAGTTGGTTTCAATGATAATGTGCCTGAAGATAATAAAACAAACGAAGTATTAGAGGACGAGGCTTGTGAGTCTTGTACAATTTAAATGTTTTTGTGTGCTAATGTTCCTCACATAGAGGTCTTTGTAAAGAAAGAATATCTTTACGATTTAGAAAAAGGTCACGGCGAACTTGTTGAAGGTGTATGGGTTACAGTTAAATCTATACAAGGTCGTGCTTTATATTTTGAAACATATTTACCAGAATATGGCGCTGTTTATGATAAATTGCCATTATCAGCGTTTGTATGGAAAAAAGATTTTGAAGGTGATTTAAGTTTAGAAGAATTAGAATTATGGGATTGTTTTAGTTATGACATTTCTGTTATTGAAAAAAGATTATTAAAAGGACAAAGAGCCAAGTATTTTGCTCCTAGTAGAAAATGGCACGAAGGTATATATTTATTTACAATAGATAGTTGTAATCCAGATAGTAATAGATTAAATACTACCTTTAGTGAAGTGCCAACTCAACACAAATCGTTTAATATTTTAAAATTAAATAACGGTTATTTTGCTGCTCAACCAAACAATCGTGTGTTGATTTTAGATAAATCATATACACCGAAGACTTTAAAGTTTCCAGATTTTAAAGTTTCTTCTATTGAGTATTCCGTAGAAGATAAGGTAAAACAAACCTTTGGAGATGAAACGGAGTTTTTCTACGGAGTAAAAGATGAAAGCAAGCCTATTAATACATAAGCACCTTATCATTCGTGCTGAAGTTAATAACCCACCAAAAGATGTGGACAAGTTAACAGAATGGTTAAAAGATTTTATAGGTTCTATTAATATGAAAATAATGTTAGGACCTTATGTGGCATACTGTAACAACGAGGGTAATAGAGGTATTACTGGTGTTGCTGTAATAGAAACAAGTCATATTGCAATTCACGTATGGGACGAACCTGTACCTGCTCTAATGCAATTAGATGTTTATAGTTGTGCTGAATTTAATCCTTATCTCATAGCAGATAAGTTAAAAAAAGATTTTGATGTAGTAAAAATGGATTATAAATTTTTAAATAGAGAAACAGGATTAAAACCAATAAGATTAAACAAGGAGTATATAAAATAGTGAAAAGTGTATTTAACAAAGATAAAAATTTAGATGTAACTAAACAGTTAATGTTTTTTGGTCCTGATTTATCAGTACAAAGATATGATGATATGAAATATCCTGTATTTGATAAACTCAATCAACAACAACTAGGTTACTTTTGGAGACCAGAAGAAGTATCATTACAAAAAGATAGAAATGATTATCAGACTTTATCTGAACAACAAAAGTTTATCTTTACATCTAATTTAAAATATCAAACTATGTTAGATAGTGTACAAGGTAGAGGACCTTGTCTTGCCTTTTTGCCATTTTGTTCTTTACCTGAATTAGAAGGTTGTATTGTTACTTGGGATTTTATTGAAACAATACACAGCAGATCATACACATACATTATTAAAAACTTATATTCAAATCCAAGTGAAATCTTTGATACCATTATACAAGATGAAAAAATTGAAAGACGAGCAAAAACTATTACTGAAACATATGATGACTTGATTAATACAGGTTATCAATATTTGCTTGATAATAAAAAAGTAAATTTATATGAGTTAAAAAAGAAACTTTATCGTACTATGGTAACAGTAAATATACTAGAAGGCTTACGTTTTTATGTTTCATTTGCTTGTTCGTTTGCTTTTGGTGAATTAAAACTGTTAGAAGGATCAGCAAAGATTATATCATTTATTGCTAGAGATGAAAGTCAACACTTGGCGATGTCACAAACTATCATCAACAATTGGCGTGAAAGAGAAGGCGACAAAGAAATGTTAAAAGTGATGAAAGATTGTGAAAAAGAAGTTTATACAATGTATGATGAAGCCTTACAAGAGGAGAAACGTTGGGCAACTTATCTATTTCAAAAAGGTTCTATGATTGGTTTATCAGAAAAACTATTACATCAATTTGTAGAGTATATGGCAAATAGAAGAATGAAAGCTATTGGATTAAATCCAGTTTATAATCAAAAAACAAATCCATTACCTTGGGTAGATCATTGGTTAAATAGTCGTTCATTACAAAACGCACCACAAGAAACAGAAATTGAATCATACGTCATTGGTGGTATTAAACAAGACGTTAAAAAAGATCAGTTTAAGAAATTTAAACTATAAAGGAAATATGAAAGTTTTTATAATGTCTATTTTTTTACTTCAGGTTGATTTAGGAGGATATCCTTTTACTACACCATTTGAAGAAAATCCAAGAATAGAATTTAAGACAGTAAAAGAATGTGTTAGTGCTGCTAAAGATAAAAGAAATAAAATGTTAAAATCGTCTTTAAAATACCTTGAATTAGGAATAGTTGATGTAAAGATTGACTGTATAGAAACAACACAGTCGAAAGAAGGGACGATTTAACTATAATGATAGAGAAAAGAAAAAAAACTTGTTCTAGTTGTGAAACTAAATATACTGTAGAATGGAATATAGAGATACAGGATTTAGAACCTTTAACTTGTCCTTTTTGTGGACACGAAGTAGAGGAACTAGAAGATGAAGAAGTTTGGTCAAACGAACAACCAGAAAACGAAGACGATAGTTGGAATTGATTATAGTTTAACAAGTCCTGCCGTTTGTATTAATAATGAAGGTGAATATATGTTTTATTATTTGACAAATAAGAAAAAATACATTGGTCAAATGGCAAAGAATATTATTGGTTATGAACACCAAGAATACGACACACCCATAAAAAGATTTAGTCAAATATCAGATTGGGCAATCAACACATTTAATAGATTAAGTTACGATTTAAAAAACTTAAAAGTTTTTATCGAAGGATATTCTTTTGGTTCAAAAGGACAAGCTATATTTCAAATAGCAGAAAACTGTGGTATTCTAAAGTACAGATTACAACAATTAAATATATCATATGATACAGTTGTTCCAAGTGTAGTAAAAAAAGGTGCTACTGGTAAAGGTAATGCCGATAAAGATATGATGTACGAGGCATTTTTAAAAGAAACAAAAATTGACTTGAAGAAAATATTTGATACAGATAAAGTAGGTAATCCTATTTCAGATATCGCTGATAGTTATTTTATACAAAAAGTTGGTTATGAAAGTATTAAGATCAATAAAAAAAGTTAAAACACCTATACCAGTCGTTGAATTTGACATTAACGAGTTAATGTTAATTCCTCATATTAAATGGATTCAAAAAAGATATCCTAATTTCAAAGACAGCGCTGATAAAGTGGGTATGATTTGGCCGATAATTGTTACAGATGATAAACATTATTGGCAGCACGAAAAAAATTGGCCGAAAGATGAACAAGGAAATTATATACCTGGAAAAATGGTACACACAGGTAATAAAAGAGTAATTTGGGCAAGAGAAAATGGTTTTACCCATATAGAAGGTTATTTTGTAAATGATAAGATGGAAAAAGATAAAATAGTTTCACAAACTTTTATGAATAGAATAGATTATCCTAAAAGTTTATCACAATTCAAGGAACAGTATAAATGATAAAAACAGTTACATTAGGACAATCTAATTCAATTTTAAAAATAAAACATTATTTAACTGAAAAAAATGGTTTTTCTAATTATGATATTCCTATACAATATAATGACAACAAAGTTATTAATATGACAGATTTGTATTATATTAATAATTGTGATGTAGTTTTATTTTTTGGAACTTTCGGTAGTAATCATCCTAATAGACAATGGCAGCCAGACACTAAAAATTTACGACAAGCGTGGTTAGAAACTATCAATTCTTTTATATCGAATTATTGTAAATCTATTAATAAAAAAATAATAGTATTTGAAACAGGTACACTATGTAGAGTTAGATCAGCCATTACAGGAACAACTTATTGGAAAGATGAAACTCCTTTTTATTATAGAATGGGACTACAACATTGGACATACGGCAAAGCTACATTTGCTAATCCTACAAGAGATAGATTAAAAAAATACTTAATCAATAATCCTGATTATAAAGATCAATTAAGTAATCAATTTTACAATCATCAATGGAAAAATAATAAAGATGGTTATATATTAATATGTCTAGGATTAGAAAACGATCCTACTGCTACAAAACCAATAGATCAATTTGTAGAAGAAGCTTATAATGAGA